AAAACGACGGCCAGTGAATTGTAATACGACTCACTATAGGGCGAATTCGAGCTCGGTACCCGGGGATCCCACGTACAACGACACCTAGACCACGAATGAAACGGGCACTGCTCATTCTTCGCATCTGACGCCGGATCGTGTCCGGATGCCTTTTCGGAAAAATCGCCAGAAATTTACTGCCGTGTGCGCAGCCGGTAATGGCCGCGCTGACCTTCGATGCGCACAAGCCAGGTCGTCCATCCGGAGCCGAAAACGCTGCCAGGGTCTTTGCCACAGCCGGTTCGTGTAACGACGTCCTCCCATTTGAGACTGTGCTGCTGGCGCGCCTTCCAGAACATTGTGATGACGTCTTTCTGCTTGCCCTTGAATGTTTTTGGCTCGGCCACACAGGCCAGTTTCAGCTCGCCGGTATCCGCATCGAAATACTCATCCGGATCGTCTGCATCGGCAGCAACGCCCTTCAACAAGCGATGGAGGAGTTCGGCGTCATAGGAAATGCCATCGCCGGAATCCACGAGCAGCCGGTCGATGCCACAGGTCTGGTGACTGTTCGGCAGATCGATATCCAGGTCGTGTGCAGTCAGCACGATGCCTTGGCTGGGTCGCTTGGCGTTGAGAAGGGCTTGCCGCAAGTCCTGATCGCCAGCATTCATGCGGCGGGCAAGATAGACCGGTGCGTGCCGATGCGTGTTTCCCACTCGGATATTGCCCAGATGCCAGAGGCGATCTGCGATGACCTGCGGACAGCGTGCCCGCTGTGAAGACTCGATTTCCAGCAGGTTGCAGATCTCGTCCATCCACGCATCAATGTTGACCGCATACAGAGTGATATCCGCCAACGGACGCGTGACAACCCGGCCAGGGCAACCCGGGCTTTGGTAGCAGTAGGTTTGCCGGTCATCGTCGACATCAACCTCGACCTCCTGCTCACTGTCGAGCACCGGCACAAGGAGATGTGTCAGGTGACCATCGGCAACCACCCAGCGCCGAGCGAGGAAATCTGCAGCATGCCCACGCAAGTCGTCGGACTGCAGCCGATCCTCAATGCTTCGAGCACGCTCCAGTACCCGCAAAAATTCCGAATGCAGCATGGCGACATCAGTACTGGCGAACGCAATCAAGTTGCATGAGCTGGGCAAACACCAGCTCGCTGTCGGTCCTGGTCAGCTTGGCATCATTGAACCCGTTGGGCGTCGTGATCTGCACCGATACATCGTGCGCTTTGCGATGCGCGGTTTGGCCGATACGGAAGGTCAGTTTGACCTGCTTCACGACGTAATTCGTCAGGTCGACGAGCGGATAGACCGTGCCCGCCACCTCGTAAATGTTGCGATCCTCAAAGCGGTCACGCTTGATCAGCAATGGGTTCTCTACGCGGCGGGCGATCAGCCGGTTTTTCAGCGTGGTCTGACGCACTTCCGGGTTGGCAATCAGGATGTGCTTGATATCGATGGATTCGATGCCTGCAACTCGGTCTTTCTTGAACCTGGACAGGATGGCTGGCGTGCAAAAACCCATGAGATCGAACTCACGCATGGGCATGGTGTGAATGTCGCCGTTGCCGCCCAGCACCACGTCACGAAAGACCTTGGCCAGTTCGGGTCGGGCGGTGACATCCTCACTGAGGACAGACAATTCGCCTTTGACGCTTTGCCAGGAATAGCGCACATAGAGCGTCGATGAGTCATCCACATCGGTGTCTTCGCCATTGACGATTTTGGGGTAGTGGATAGGCTTGCCGTTGAATTTGGCCGTCAGTGTGAAGAGATCCACCGGTGCATTGGAGGCATCACTTTGCCGGTGTGCGAATGCCTCCACCAGGATATCCTCTGGCTTGGCCTGCGGGTACAGAGCCGCCAGGCGTCGTTTGAAAATTTCCTTCGCAGTCTCATCTAGTCTTGGTTGCGCGCCTTTGGGCCCGAGGTAATGGCTGGAATATTTTTCGCTCTTGAAATGCCGCAGCATCTGCTGGCGTTGTTCGGCATGCTCGAAGCGATTATTCACTGAGACTGACGTCGAACACTCCTGTTCCAGATACAGGTAGAGCGCCCGGCTGTACTTGTCAGACGGAGCAGCCAGAATGGCCGCATCGTCGGGTCTGGCTGCATCCATGAGTTCCATCACTGCCATCGCGCCGTACTCGTCAACCAGCAAGGTGATGCGCTCGGCAGCGCGCTCAAGGCGAGCCTGTACGTCCGACCCCATCTCGGCCACCCGTGCGAACAGCGCATTGCGGGATGGAATAGGCAGCGAGCCTTTGGCACTATCGGTCAGCGCTTGCAGGGCAGGGAGTGCCTGACCATACGCCGATTCCAGGAGCATCCGCAGCAGCATCGGGCGCTGCACTTTGCGGGTGAGATGAACCAGACGCTCCAGATGCGGCAAGGTGTCAGGGCCGTTGTCACCGCCGCGCGTGCGCTGCTTGCCATTCTGCTTGCAGTTCTCCGCCTCGGTCACGGCAGACACGTCACTGGATTGGATGTCGTTGAGTTCGGTTGTTGTCATAGACGCCGCTCCTTGAGAAACAATATGCGCGATTGCGCGACAAGTTAATTAGTTAGTTCAAAAAATGCCGACGTGAGGTCGGCGCTGTGAGGGAGAAAGGACTACTTGCACTTCACCTGCGGTTGGAGAAGACCGTAACGATCCATGCGGACTTCGATGAAGCGCCGGTTGACGCCGAACCGCTTGGCCAGTGCTCTTTGCAGGCACTCCATGTCAAAGACGCCTCGCTCGCCATCTGCAGTCAGGTGAATGGCTTGGCCCGGCAATTCTGGATCGATTGATGGCCTGCGGTGAATGGTCACTCCGAATTGGGGTGCGAGTTCCTCAACGGCCAGATTTAGGCGCTGACGCGGCACCAGTAGTGAGCCCATGAATTCGTTGGCACGCAGTTCTGCGAAGTACAGGTCTTTGAATGTGTGCCCGGGCATCGATACGGGCTCAGTCGCGCCACTGTCGACGACTGGTGAAACCTTGGCCAGATGATCGCCATCGCGGGTCGTCGTGCGGTAAGCACGGCGCGATGTGTCGTTGGGATCGTCGAACAGTCCTGGCCCCTTGCTGGCATCGACAATCCACCCCGGTGCATCGAAGATGGCGTGGCCAATTTCATGTGCCAGGGTGCTCAGCACGAGTCCCTCGCTGGCGTGTTCGCCAACCGGTGACACCGATACCATCGCCGTGTCGGGTACGCCAGGATCGTATTCGCAGATGCCAAGCACCGGATTGCCTTCTTCGTCATGCACGACATCGCCGGTGCCGACAAACAGGTCAAAAGAGACGCCATTGATTTTCAAGCCGGAGATGTCGCTCAAGACAGCAAGGGCAAGCGCGTCCGAGTTCACATCCACCAGCTGCTGGCGCGCGAGAACAGCGATGCCTTCAATCTCGGGATTCTTGATGAATGCGGGTCGCATCCGGTTGCAGTGCCGATATCCAAGCGTCAACACAGGCATTTACTTCTCCGTCGACGCCTGCTTTCGGTACAACCGAACCACACTGCCGACATCCTCTCGCATGTCCGGTGGAAGGCGACTTGCCTCGACAAATGCGTCGTCAGGATTGATTCCCAGAAGCTCGGCTGCCTTTCGGATCAATTCGTCCTTGGGCGCCTTTTCCATTTCGCGCTCAATTCGCGACCAGTAAGCAGGTGAGATTTCCAGCTGACGCGCGAAGTCGTTCATCTGAATTCCTTGCTTTTCGCGCTGACTACGTATGAAAGCTCCGAAAGCCATGGGCGTGACTCGATTGCGTGATTTGTTGATTCGCCTCGATCATATCTAGCGACCAGGTGTGCGTCAACAGTTTCGTTAATGCGCAACAACTCAATGCACCTTGGGGATCATCTCGCGCAGGCGACGCCACACCTGTTCGATGACCAGCGTCGAAACATCATCTGGTTGCATGCCAGGTTCACGCTCGCGCAGCGCCTGCATCAATGAATCGTTGCCTTGCCAGAGCCCGAGGTTGTTCCGAATCCACATTCCCAAACCGAAATGCAGGTGGGTCAGTTCGGACTGCGACATCCTGGCTATTTTGGCGGCCTCTGCTGCAGGGAGTGCGGCGATCACAACGCCAGCTGCCTCATCAAGTGTGGCAGGCCATTGCTTATGGCTCATCTGCGATCCTTCCTGCGCCAATCCCAAGGGGGTGTTGGATCTTTGTCGCGCCAAAGCCCGATGCGGCTTGCCTGCGCATCTCGCTCTGCAGCTTCGTAAGCCCTTGCATCTTCGAGCGATTGTTCTTTGGCGTATTTGCGGTACCACCAGGCTAATCCGGTGGTGATCTGACCCATGCCCACGTCCAGTATCTTGGCGCAATCGGGACGTTGGCAGTCGGGTTCGGCCACCGTCACCTTCCCGACGATGCGTCGGTAGCGGTCATGCTTGCTCCACTGCACAACGACCTCCTTTCCGAACACCAGCTGCGAAAGGTTTTCCTTCGATTTCTGGCCGAAAGGTTGCTTCTTCTCCGGGGCATCAATTCCCGCAATCCGAATTTTGTGCTGTTGTTTGACGCTGTCGAGCACGGTGATCGTGTCGCCATCACTCACGCTGACCACTTTGCCAGTCAACGTGTCGGCCAACACAACTCCTGACGAGAGGAGAAGTGCCAGACCAAGCCCAGAAAAAATCAGTCGATAACTCCCCATTACCCGCCATTGCCATCTAGTCCGAAACATTTGACAGATTATCCGTGACGGTTGCAATTCCTCTGATCCGTCATGAAGAACCTCGAACTCGCATCGCCCTCGGAGATGTCCGCCAGTGCCCGCGCAGGCGAAATCGCCGCCATCCTCGCAAGCGCCATCCTTCGCACCGTCGTTGCAGAAGCGCCAAAGCACAGAGAAGTTGGCCTTGGCTTCCTGCCCGACCAGCGCGTTCATACAACCCCCTATCAAGAGGAGAAGTTGTGATGAACGAGAAACACGCATCCGTCGCCGCACAAATCGCAGCGCTGTCCAGCCTGCCCATCGCCGCGTTGTGGCCCGTGTGGGATCGGTATTTCAGCAGCCGCCCCATCAATCCCAACCGCGCCTTCATCGAGTCGCGCATCGCTTACAAGATCCAGGAGGAAGCCTTCGGCGGCCTCGCTCCCGAGACCAAGCGGCGCCTGGAAGCCATCGGGGCCAAGCACTCCAAGATCAAGCTGCGGGCCAAGCCGCGGGAGTTCGATTTCGCGCCGGGCACGATCCTGCTGCGCGAATGGGGCGAGCGCGAACACCGGGTGACTGTCACCGCCGACGGCCTGTTCGAGTACGAGGGCAGCACCTTCAAGAGCCTGACGGCCGTGGCCCGCCACATCACGGGCACGCACTGGTCAGGGCCGCTGTTCTTTGGTCTCGGCAGGGGAGGTGCGCGATGAGCGAGGCCAGCCAGATTGCCTCTCCCAAAGCGCGCAAACGCTGCGCCGTCTACTGCCGGGTGTCGTCGGATGAACGCCTTGACCAGGAGTTCAACTCCATCGATGCGCAGAAGGAGGCGGGACACGCCTATGTCGCCAGCCAACGCGCCGAGGGCTGGATTCCGGTGGCCGACGATTACGACGACCCCGGCTTCTCCGGCGGCAACACGGATCGGCCGGGGCTAAAACGCCTGATGGCCGACATTGAGCGCGGCCAGATCGACATCGTGGTGGTCTACAAGATCGACCGCCTGACGCGCAGCCTTGCCGACTTCTCCAAGATGGTCGAGGTGTTTGAGCGCCACGGCGTGTCGTTCGTGTCGGTCACCCAGCAGTTCAACACCACCACCTCGATGGGACGGCTGATGCTCAACGTGCTGCTGTCCTTCGCCCAGTTCGAGCGCGAAGTCACCGGCGAGCGCATCCGGGACAAGATCGCCGCAGCCAAGCGCAAGGGGATGTGGATGGGCGGCGTGCCACCCCTGGGCTATGACGTGGAGAACCGGCAGTTGACCGTCAACGAAACCGAGGCAGCGATCGTGCGCCGTATCTTCGAGGAGATGCTGACCATCGGCTCGCCCACCCAGATCGCGGCCAATCTGGCTGCCGAAGGGATCACCACCAAGGCGTGGACGACACAGGACGGTCAGACACGGGCAGGCACGCGCATCGACAAGAAGTATCTGCACAAGCTGCTGCGCAACCGCATCTACCTCGGGGAGTTGTCGCACAAGGGCAGTTGGTACCCGGGCGTTCATCAAGCCATCATCGACCCCAGCCTTTGGGGCAGGGTGCATGCCATTCTGGCCAAGGACGGTCACACCCGGTCGGTGGAAACCAAGATCCGGTCGCGCACCGACGCCTTGCTGCGCGGCCTGCTGTACGCGCCCACCGGCGAGAGGATGTACCCGACCTACTCGCGCAAGAACGGGCGCAAGTACCACTATTACGTGTCCAAGTCAGAAAGCCGTTTCGGGGCACCGGGCAAGAGCTACGAGCGCCTGCCCGCGCCGGAGATCGAGGCAGCGGTCGTGGCCCAGATCCGCACGGTGCTGACCAGCCCGGAATCCATCGCGTCGGTGGTGCGCCATATCCAGCGCAACGGGGCCCAGATCGACGAGGCCACCATTGTGATGGCGATGGGACGGCTCAACGACGTGTGGGAGCAGTTGTTCCCGATTGAGCGCCATCGCATCGCCAACCTGATGATCGAGCGCATCGACCTTGTTCACGCGGGCGAGGTGCAGGGAATCAAAGTGCGGTGGCGTGAGTTGGGTTGGAGCGCGCTGATTGAGGAATTCGCTCCGGACTCCATCGGGGCCGAATTGCTGGAGGTCGAAACTCGATGAGTGCGATGCCGGAAACCTTTGTGCCCCTGAAATTCCGACGCCGGGGCGTGCAGCGCGTGTTGGCCGACGACCGGCACGTCCATGACGTGACACTGCTCGACGGTGTGGCACGCGCCTTCTATTGGCAACATCTACTGGACTCAGGCGCCATGCAGAGCGGGTCGGCCATCGCCCGCGCCGAGAAGCTGCACCACTCGGTGGTCAACGAGCTGCTGCGCCTGACCCTGCTGGCTCCGGACATCATCGAGCAGTTCATTGCGGGCAAGCAGCCACGGCGACTGACACTGATGTGGTTTCAGCGCAACCGGCTCATGGTGGACTGGCAGGCCCAGCGCCAGCTCATGGCCAGCTTCGAGGAGGACGCGTGAGCAAGAAACATCGCGGGCACGCCAAGGGCGACCCAGTGACGTATCAGACGCCGCTGCCCGCTGGCGGTGTGCAGATGGAGACATTCCTGCCCTGGACACTGGTGCGCCGGGGCCTGAAAAAGCAGGTCATCACGCCATTGGACGCGCCGCAGGAATTTCTGGACGAGGCCACCCGGGAGCGGCAGGTGCGCGAAATGGCGCAGGATACCCCCTTGCTGCGGGCGCTGGGCCTTGCGCACCACTGGCAGCGTCTACTGGACGAGGGGCGATTCAGTTCCATGACCGAGATCGCGCAGGCCGAGGGCATCGACCTGGGCCGAGCCAGCAAGATGAGCCGACTGGCGCAACTGGCCCCCGACCTGATCGAAGCCATCGCATTGGGGCGCCTCGAGGTGGGCGTCAGTCAATTGTTACGCGGCAAGTTGTCGGCGTCCTGGCTGGCACAACGCGAGGCGCTGGTAGCAGGCTCGTGCTGACTGCAACAGCGATACGCCGCGGCAGGGCGGTTTTTTGGGGGGGGGCATCTGGAGAGGAGTGTTGACTGTGCCGGGCATGATGGGCGGTTATCGACCTACAGAGTCGCCCCTGCAAAACCCATGCATCCCGCATGAATGCTCACTTTTTCGAGGTTTTCTGTGCACCGAATCGCTTGAGAAACGTTATTGTGGAAACTGATTTCTGAGGGATTTGAGGATGACGACGCCCGATTTTTTCCGAAGCCGCATCGACGCCATGATCAACCGCCCTTCATGATCCGCTGGCTGTGCTGGCCACGCGACTTCCCTGGGCGCAGTTGGAGGCGGCCATCGCCGCCAAGTTTGC